GAATGTAAGATCACAAGTATTGAATTCAACAGTACATTCATTAGTTGTCTTATCATATTTAAGGAAGAATGAACAATCATCATTGTACGCAAAGAACATCAAGTAATCATCAATGTCAGCCTCATCAAAGGTATAATGATCATACTTTGCTGCGAGAGATGCTAACGTAAAATATGCTCTGATAGTCTTAGTTTCTATAAATGACCATTTATCTGATTGGTCGTAGTATGTAACTATACGTTGATGAGCATTTCCAAATAAACTTGCTGTTGCCATAAGAGCAACAAATATTAACTTCTTCATTGTCTACCTATAACTATTGTATCGTGGATCATCATTAAAGAATCGTGGCAATGTATTTTGATTGCCATACAATGCCTCTGCTTTCTTGCGATCAAACTCTTCAGGAGTCATACCGCGTTTTGTTTTATGCAATGACATACAGAGATATCTTAGCGCATCCGCATAGTGCGAAGCCCAGGATTTAATTGGTTTTGGCAAGTATATTTGCTTTGCCTCATCCCATTCCTTACGATAGTTCTCAAGCGCGTTGATAAGAGAGCGGCACTTATCGCCATCAATCCAAAACTTATTAAAATGAGTCCATACATTTTCAATTCCATCTATAACTCCTACTTGATCTACAAGGGTAAAATCTAATCCTAATTGCCGTGCTTTCTCATAACGTGTTACCGCACCACCACCCCATTCACGTACCTTAATATCATGGGGAGCAAAGTGCTTGCCATATTTATAGGGTTTGTCTTGGAGTATCTTGGCATAGTGGTCTAGTCCCAAGTTGTTATTAGAGTAACAATCAATAATCCTAATAATACTCCCATCACCGACGACGTTAAAAAAAATAATAGTAGTAGCGTCGTTAACTCCGATGTCCCAAACTGTATAAGTAAGCAATCCAGGTTCCCATGGAACATGTGTTATTTGTCCTTTCAGTTTCAATGCGTCCAGATGCGTCCCATAAAAACTACCAGATATACCACGTTCAAACGAACATTCGTATTCTTGAAGGTAAAGACCCTCATTCATCTGAGCTTTTTCATCCATCAACACATCATAAGGTATGTGATGTATCTCTGATGCTTTATGATTGAATATCTTCCATTCAGGTAACTCTTGAGCAATTTTCCACAAATGGAAAAAATGATTTTTACCGCGTGGTGTCCCTAAAATCGCACACCATCCCCCATTACAAGCCAAAATTGGTCGAATGAATGAGAAGATATCTGGCGGCATAAGTGCATACTCACTGAGAATAACTGCATAGGGATTGGTACCAACAAGTGATGTATCATATGTATCACCACCAATGATTTGTAGTATAGATCCATTCTTGAATCGTATCTTCATTTCAGCTTGGTTTATAGACTCAACAAGAAGTTTAGGGAGGTAATCAAGGAACTTAGTACCATCAATTGCAATCGCATCAAAAACAGCCTTACGGCCTTGGGAATAGGTAGGCAATACATAAAATACTAGACATACCTTTTTGATGCACTGTCGTATGGCTAGGTTCCAAAAAAGTATATCCTTACCTGCACGACGTGATGCAATGTAAAGTATACGTTTAGACTGCTGTTCTTCAACAGTATCCCAGATAGGTTCTTGATACCACCTGAGAGAAAATTTGTCTAAAGCTACTTGTACTTCAACGTTCATTGTATATTTCTTTCTGAACACTCAAGATCATCACACCAACAATCTAATTCTTTCCTATTTCTAATTAAACTATAAATATCTGATAGTGGCATCTTTAATGGTTCACGTTTTTTTTCAGGCCAATCATCAAGATAATAATCGGTGTAATTTATATGTAAATTAATGCCATCCTTTTTTATATATATCCAATCATCGTAAACAAATTCGCCATCTTCAAGCTTATCTATTTCTTTAATTAAACTTTCTTTACCACGACAATCAACAATAAAATTTAAGAAATCTTCCAATAATTCATTTACACTCATTCCGGCTGCCTACTTATCTCTTCATACCCAACTACACACCTTCTACATTGCTGCCCAAACTCATTGCTCTTACAACCATCACAGGACATTTCTTTCATATCACAAAGGGTAATGAGATTGATGTGATAGAAGTCTTTGTATTGCTCATTGATTGGTTGTAGCATTGCGCGGAGTTGGTTTACTAATTGTTGCTCTAAATGATCAGTCATAACTCTGCCCTTCATTCTTCTGTTTATTGCATACTTCCAACTCTTCCTGTAGCTTCCTATTCTCTTTCTCAAGCAAAGCTATCTTGGTTTCATTCTGCAAAGCTTCATAGTCATTCACTGCCTTGAGTTCTTGTATTTGAGTTAATAGGTTAGTTACTTGGCATTTGGGATTAGCTCTACAATCACTACAGGAGACAATCTTACGCCATAATGATTTAATCAATTGGTTTCCTCAAGTTTCTTCTTTAATAGATAGTTTTCTTCTATTTTTTTATGATAACTATCGCATATCGTATGCCACTGCTTCAAGTTTCTATTCTCCGCATCAATGAATTTCTTCTCTAACGCAATGACTTGCTTACTTAAAAATAAATAATTGAAGAGTGTTCCTAAGAGAGTGCCACATATTATTCCGGTAACAACTACGACACTGATCATTCCTTACCTTCCACTGCCTCTATCATCTCTTCCTTGCTCACAACCTTAGGCTTAGCATCACTAATAATAAACGTATGCGCCTGCTTCTCTTGCTCAACCTTCATATCACTATGATACTTATTAATAGCCAACCATTCAGGGTCATAGCAATGCATATCTCTCAATGCCATATCTTTGTCATATTTACGGGTTAACGCCCCTTTACGCCGACGTGATCCCAGTATCAAACGTGTTATATCTAAAGCCTCTTTTATGTCAGGATACTTATCAGCCCATGAGTATAAAGTCTGTCTATGCATCTTCATCTCGATAGCGAAATCGGTAATCTCCAAGCTATCTTCTTGAGATGCCCATTCTAACATAGTACATGTAAAGCGCTTTCGCCAATCATCCTTCTCTGGAAATTGCATGTAGGCGCGATTATTCAGATAGTCATTCCACGACATGGGTTTTGACAATGGTTTTACATCCATGCTACTTTGAGGGATTTTTTCTATCTTCTTTGCCATTACTGCACCTCAGTGATGATTATCTCCGTTCTTGGGTTTTTATCATACACTTTTTTGAGGGTTAATGAACATATAATAGAATCATTTTCAATGAGTATTCCCTTGATCGTTTCAAGGAGAAATTTGTAGAGGTTAGATAGACAGGGAGGAGCGGAGGTGTATATTCCTTTGCTAAAATCTTTTTGATGGCGAGATAGATAAAATACTACCTCAAGGTTGATAGGTTTATTGAATAGGGGTTCTTCATTATGCTGTTGATTCAGATGCAGACCAAAGGATACCTTGTTCATCGTTTGGGGTCCATACATCTTGCTCGTGCTTCTTACTATTTTTTGCCATGCTATGGGAGTCATGTTCACGCAATACATTTTGCTTCTCATCTCTACTCCTTTTTATTTTTTAAAACCCATCCTTCAAATATAAGTGCAAATTGATTAGCTAATTCATTAAGATGTTCAAAATCTTCAGCAGTTATACGATCATACATAAAATCTGTAATCTTGTTATTTCGTTTGTTTGCCAAAATTGCGGCCACCTGATGGATCATCTCACATGCTGTACCACCACGTTCACATTCATATCCTGATCGATAGAGATGTTTAATACAATCCCATTCATCCTCAGTAATGTCAGGAGATAACCAATATACTTGCAGAGGCAAGATTCTCTTTTTCATAAACTTCTTTCAATTTATCTTCAGCAATTCCTAATTCTCTTTCAGCATTCCAAAGCATTCTTTCTAAATATCCTGTGCCACCATATCCATTTGAAGGAAAATCAGTCATGAATTGCTTGTAAGTCTGTATCTGTAATTTCCATTTCTCTACACGAGCCTGCAAAGGAACAATTTGCTGCATCTCTTGCCAATCTTCTTGTTTCTTACCCTTTGTAGGATTCTTCTCTTCAATTTGTTGCTTTAAACTGGCAATTGTTTTTTTATCATGTAAAGAACCCCCATAAATGGAAAATCTTTCTTCTCGTTGTTTTAATTCAATGCCTATCCTACGCAATTGTTCTTCAAATGATAGGTTTTGTATAGGCTTTTTTGGTTGAACCTGCTGTGATTTCAAAGGTTTTTTAGCGAACTCACTCTTAGGGTTCATACCAATAATATCACACAAATCATAATACCATTTCCAATCAGGCTTGATATCATTATCCTTGCAGTATTTTATAAGCAATGACATCAACCAAGCCATCCTATCGTTTATAGCATATTTTAAAACCCTATCCCCCGTAACAATAGGTTCAATCTCACTAAAAGCATGAGCCAATGCTTCTTCCGAAAATGGTGTAAGCCTAAAATATTCATTGTCATCAAGCTCCAACAAGTTGGATATTTTGAATATCTCAGTGCCTATAATCATCTCTCTCACGCTTGCGCTAGTGAGATATTCTTTCATTTGGGGGTCATTACGATACTGTCGAACGAGTTGCTTCACTTCAAAATTCACTACATTTCCTTTTTTTGAAATATTTTTTCTAAACCTATCCTTTACCGATGCCTCGCGCGCATGTGTTTGTAACTTACTACTATAGGAGGACTCTAGGATAGGATAGGAGTTTATAAATAAACTATCTTCTAAGATAAGACTCTTATAAGGGATGAACAATTCACACTGAAATGTATATTGATTTGGTGAATAGATATCTTGCTGCTTTTTAGTAATAAGACCAGCTTTATGAAACTTAGCAGTAGCTTTCTGAACTGTACGAACAGTACAGCCTATTCTTTTAGCTATAGTCTCATTCTTAAACTTAACTGATGGATAGTGGCGATAGCGCCAGAGATGTTGATAGATTCTTTGCTCAGTGAGAGTGAGATTATTCACATCCTGCATGGCAGTGTGAAAATCTTTTTGAGAGAAGCTTGTATTTAACGCTTGATTTTTTATTTGTGTATGGTACATTGTTATCATATTGTTATTGTATTTTATCTTTGTGGTACATGGGTAAACGCACAATATATTTCAAAAAATGAAGGTGTTCTTTATTGGACATCTTTATTTTCAAACACTCAACGTTGCTAACTTTTGTAGGGGAAGAAACGTTAGGTAAAATTTATAGGGACAGTGTAACAACTGTCCTTAATATTTGTTAATCATTTAACATCAATAGTGTAATTTAATCTTTGTTTTTGTCCATAGATTTAGTGTATACAAAATAAGCTTTCTCTCAATTTGACTCCTTTTTATCTTTCTTCTCCTCTTTCTCTCTACAGCTCTGATGACAGATAACACCCAATAAAGGATCTTTCTGTCGCCATATACGATCTTGGTAACACCATGCTTTATGGTATTGCTTATTCTTCTCTGCTATCATTACTAATCCTTGTTATTCACCATTATTCATTTCTTAATCTTGCATTGAATGCTTTTCTCTTTAACATATTAAAGGGATATTCATCAAATATTTTATCATTAAGTACTATAACACCTATTCTTTTTAGGCTTATACGACCACATATAATAAATAATCTTCTTTTGCGTTTAATAGCTTGCATAAACTTGTGATTAGTTTTCATATTCCTTATTGTTCTCCACCATACTTCGAAGGTTTTTTTGCAATAAGGTCATCTAAAATCATTGATGAATATGTCCATCCATCTGACAGGGTAAAATTTTCCATACACCCATTCATCATACAATCATCTTTAGGGTGAACTTCTTTATAATGATTTTCAGCTCTTTCCATTTCATTTTTAGCAAATTCTAATGAAATATCTTCTTTGTTTTTAAATTTACCAACTTTTTCAAATAATTTATTCATACTACTCTCATAATTTTCTACTTATTGAAACCAATATCAAAACAATAAACATCAATTGAACACTAATGCAAGCCAATTGAACTTCCATATCATTCCCCTTTGTTTAATTTATTATTATGGATGGTCATGCCTATTACAAAATGATGCTTTATAATCTAAATTAGAAGGTTTTTTATCCATCTTCACTCTTTATTCCTTGATTAATTTAATTAAAAAATTCAATGGAACATAAATAATAAAACATACCCAAAGAATACTAAACATTGATGATACAACTGATAGAAAGTATATATCCATACCATTAGCAATCAACAGGAAAAAAGAAGCTGAAAACAGCCATGTAGCCCAGAGTGAGATATTTTTATTTTTTATTATCATCTTTATTCCTTATTATTCTCCACCATACTTCCATTGATTTTTTGCATCTTCACTCCTTGTTATTCCTTTTTAAATCTACTTCTCAATTCTTCATACATATCTGTACCCATTTCGGCATTCATTGCTTGTGCAGATGAAATCAATATTTCCTTCATAGATTCATTAAGCAAGAGCGCATCCTCAAGAAAGGGAATTTCTTCCATCTGTTGCCATGTATTTTTAAGATAAGATGCGGTGTATCCTATCACAATTAAATCTACGAGAGGATCTAAGTTATCTAAAGAAGATTTATCTTTAGTGTGTTCATACATATGTTTAAGTTGTTCTTCAATGCTTGTGTTTACTTTCATGATTACTTCACTAAATAAAGAAATCTTATCATGAAATTCTTCCATCTTAATTTTGTTAGTCAACAAACTACGCAATACCATAACTGATATAGTTTTATTTAAGGTCATCTTTATTCCTTATCCCTTATTGTTTCTTCCATTTTTATTTCCTACTCTTCTCTATATAAGTCTTAACTACTGAGAACAATTCAGATTTCACGTAGGAGAGGTTTTTTATTTTATAATGGCTCAATATATTAGCAGCTATTTCTTTTGCGTTAGAACATGAATCTAGGAGCTTTTCAAGGTATTCTAACTGATCATCAGTGATAAATACTTCTCTCTCTGATTGCCCATCATCATCTTCCTCAGCAGTAATAGCACATAGTGATAGTAATGCTTGTTTCTTCATATAGGTATCAGCAGATCCCTTGCCTTGGTTGCCTGGCTTTTCGCTTTCAACTATCCTACAGTCCTCTATATACTGACCTGTTGGTGCATGTGTTAATCTGGTATACATATACTCAATGCCAGTATCATGAGGTCTCTTAAAGTGAGTAACCCATATACCTTGGTCTTTCAATGCGCCCTTGACTGCTTTGTAGATAGAGCCAAGCTTGGCATATTTATATTTCTGGAAGCTGTTGTCTCCATCAAGGCCAGTAGCGGTAAAGGTAGCCTGCATCATCCCTGATGCTAATGATCGTATGTCTTCTGACATTGCGGGGGAGTTAGAGTTGATTTCCATATTATTCCTGACTTAAAGATATTCGATATTCTGCTAGTTTTTTCTTAAATGAGTTCACAAAAGGTATAATATATTGAACGAATTTAAGCCTCATCTCAATTTTGCATTCAATCAAAGGTTTTTTAAAAGTAACTTTATTATTTTCTTCAGAAATTATAAAAAGACGATATTTATTAACACACGGTTCCCAAGAAAGAGACCAAAAAATTCCAGTAGGTTCTAAATTAGCAGAAAATATATTTTCTGTGAGTACATATTTTTTATAAGGAAAATTAGTTTTTAAATTAATTAAAGTTTTTTCTAAAATTCTTATTGACTCATTGGATGTATTTAAAAATTCTGAAAGATTAGAAGCTTCATTTTCAAACTCTTTCATTATATCCATGAAAGATTCATTATTATTTTCCACATTTCCCCCTAAATTTATGTTCCATTATTTTAGTCTTTCACACTAAGATTATTATTCGATTCCCACTTCTCAATAAAAAATCTCATTTTATTAGCTACAATTGGTTGAGTCATTAGTTAAACTTTTTTTTAAATTTTTATCATATTCTTCTGTATCTTTTTTAATTAACACATCTATATAATACCAAACTAATGATTCTAAAAGACTCTCAATCATCTCAGAATCATTCTTGCATTTACTCAATTGTTCAATTCTCCACTCCATTCTCTTTCGTGATTGTTCTATAATACGGCATGGAAGAGCATGAAAGTTTTTCTCATAACTTCTTATTACATCATTGATTATTAATACTATTCTTTCTTGCAATCTTTCCTGATCATATTGTTCTTCGTCTCGTTGTTCTCTTATTTTGTCTTTCTCCAGGTATCTTTCTCGAATGGCATTTGTTCTTTGATTTGATCTATATATCAAAACTTTCATTGTTAAAATGAAAGCAAACAAAATCATATTAATGAATGCTATTATTGTTAATAATTCCACATTTCCCCTTAAAGTTTAGTCTTTCACACTCAAGTTTTGTTTTTTAGCTTCCCATTCATCCACGAATATCTTTAATTTCTTCAAAGTTCTCATGATGCATTTATCTGGAAAACGTCTCATCCTTATCAAAGAACTATGAGTAATACCCAGAGAACGTGATAATTCTAATCCTGATATAAGTTCTTTTTCACAAATCTCATTAATTTTTTTAAAATAATCTTCGGCGGTCATTATATTCCTTTAATAACTTTATTTAATACCATTTCATTCAATTCTTTATTATCACCAATAACTTCAATTTTGTTGGTTGGTTCATTAATTTTTGTCAATGTTATTTCACTTTGTTTTTGTTTGTTATAGACAAGAACCAACTCAGAAAGAGTGCGTCTCGTAAGTTCTTCTAATAAATATTCAATTTTTTCATCTGATGTCTTTCTAATCTCTATTTTTCTTAAAATACCCCATGGCTTGTTTATAAAATCATAGAATTCTTCAAGTATAAGATCTGGTAAATTATTATGACGCTCTACTTCATTAGCTACACATTGCAACAATGTATCTTCATTGTGAAGCATTTCTTTATTTTTCATGTTTTCCCTTGTCTCATACATTAGAATATCTATATATATATATGAGTATACACTATTGACTTCATATGTCAACTATATATACTTATATATATATAGATAGTTAAGCCGTCGACAGATTGTAGACAACTGAGGTAGACATGAAAGAAATAAGCATAAAAAGTTTAGCTGCACAGATGCAGAAGTTAATTGATATTCGCATGGAACATTTCATGGGTCATTATGAATCTATGAAAACTATCAATAAACAGATTGAAGAATTAGAACTTAAAATGGCAGCTATTGTCATAGAACTGGAACCAGTTGAATCTTTGATATACAATCAGAATCCACAGCTACAAAAAGTATTTGAGTCATTGAAGCGTATATATGTACAAAAGGAAGAGAATGAACCTAATAGAGAAACTAACTAATGAACTAGATGTTGAAATTAATCGTGTATGGGAAGAATATATAGGTCTTCATAATGAATTAGATTCGCATCGTGGTAAACCAATATCAGATACTAATCTACCTGAAGTAAGTAGAATTCTGGGAGAAATACAAGAAACATTTGCAATATTATATCCAGCATATAATTTCATAGCAACAAGGCACCAATATGTTACTAACGCAGTCACCGGATACAACGATTTTATCGAAACACTTAAAAAAGGCGGCGCAACAGAACATAAGCCAGAACCAACAATCATCATCCCAGGTGGAGATGGTAGAGTGTCCAACCTGTCGTGAAATCACACGATATCAATGGCAAACAACATGTTACCTCTGTTATAGAAAGTATTACGATGGAAGATAAAATAGTTACTTCAAGTTCTAACATCTATCGTTCAGAACAAATCAATGAGATTATGGGAGCTCTCAGTAAAGCACAGGGTTCATATAAGAAGCTTGTTGCAAACCAGGATGCCCCAGGATGCAAGTTTGCTAACCTTGAAGCAATATTAGATGCGGTGAGAGAATCGTTGTCTAGTAATGGGATAGGGTTCTTCCAGTTTATTGAGTTATTGGATGAAGGTTCGGGTGCTGCATTGCTCAAGACAACACTTGGTCATGCATCAGGTCAATACATATCATCCTGTACCAGGGTTATGGCTGGTAAGACTGACAAACAAACAGGTAGAATCTATGAAGTTCATAAACGCTTACATGCGTTGATGTTATTGGGTATAGCTCCATCAAGCAATGATCCTATTGCCTTTGATGATGATGGTGAAATGATGGCAGAACAACATCTTATATCAGATATACGCAAGCCAAATGCACCTGATAAAAAGGAACTTGATTTCAATGATGTAATCAATAAACATCAGTATGAAGAGCTTCTGATAGAGTTGAGTGGATTTGAGAAGCTTGCTAAGAATATTATGGAAACATATGGCATTGGTACACTTGCAGATCTTCCTGCATCAGAGTATCATACAGCACGTGCTAAGATATTAAAGATTAAGAGAGCTGAAGAAGAGTACGCTCGAAGAAAATAACGGTGTTAGATGGAGTCACTTTCATCTTTTTACAAGCACTGTAGTTGTAGGAGGTCAATTTAAACTCCTTTCCTTCTATAACAAACTCCCATGAAGTGCGTGGTTAGGCTTCATGGGATGTTTATTGTTAAAATAGATAGGGATAGCAACAAGGTGCAATAAATAGCTTGTTTAGTCAAGGTCCCACAGCTTGACTAAAGCAATGGGACCACATTAAGTAGGAGAAAAATAAAGGAAGAGTAAAGAATGAAGTAGTTCTATTCTATAGTACCTAATGAATCAGCATCTAGTCTAGCTTTGCATTTATAATTAGGCTGACTGAATACCAATTGCGCATACTCATCTTTATCTGTAGGGATCATTCTAATGCCAGCAGCTGCTAACTTAGGATCCCATTCTTGTTTAAAGCGCCTAAAGCATTGATCATATTTATGAACAAGTGATCCTTGTAATCTACGCTTCATATCTTCTTCGAATACCTCTTGATGAATCTCATGCATGATTACTTGTTTTTGTGTATCAGAGAGTGTAAATAAATGTTCATCGTTAACTGATATTTTCATTTGAATCCTTGTTGATTAAGATGCAACTAATGAGCCACCAAAAGTATTAGGTATAATAGGTCCACCTATAGGTCCAAAAGTAGATGTTCCAGGATATGTCACATTACTACCGGTTAAATTATTTGCAATGATGCCTGATTGAATCAATGCTATATCGCCAGCATCCATTGCAGCATATATAGAACCTGAGATACACCAGTAACCATTGTAAGTCGTGTCAGTAAGAGAATTATATACAAAGCTTGTTGCATTAAGTAGTCCAACTAAACGTAAACCACTGGTAGTAGCTATATATAATTTCATTTGAGGTTGAGTAGAACTTGCGGTTCCACACTTCACTGTTGCAGCCACTGTAAAATTATAAAGTCCCGATATAGGAGCAGTGAAATGTCCCGTAGAAGTATCATAATTGCCATCTAAATCAAAATCAACGGTATCATATACAATTGTTCTAATACTATTTGCTGGAGTATAGGTAAAATTATTGGTTAGATAAACTGAAAATGAAGGACCTTCTTCTATTGGTCCAGAACCAATAGTACCCAACTGACCATTGGAATCAACAAATACGGGAATACCGTCTCCTGCACCCGGAGTTATACCACGAATACCTTGGATGAATGTCTTATTAATTCCTCCAGCACCTGTTGAAGTTGTATTACCAATGCGCAATACATTTGCTTCAAGTGCGGTTCCAGTAATTGAATTACCTATGATAATATTATTAGATTCACTACTGGTATAATTATTACCAGCCGCAGAACCAAGAATAATGTTATTTGATCCTGTTGTTAATAAACTTCCAGAACTTCTACCAACAATAGTATTAGTTGTACCACCGGTTATAGATTCTCCAGCATCTCCTCCAACAAGTGTATTACTTGAGCCTGTTGTAATAAGTCTGCCTGTTTCAGATCCAACTATAGTATTGCTAAACCCTGTAGTAAGTGCTGTACCGCATAGATAACCAAGTATAGTATTGAATGTTCCAGTTGCAGCTAATCTACCACTATCAGCACCAATAATAGTACTATTATGAACATCTGTTACTGCAAGTTCTAATGTATCTCCAGAACCAACAAATGCTACAGTAGAACCACAACCAAGTGCAGCCTGATCAGCTATGATATTCACAACACCCATTACTGGAATAGCAGTACCACTATCACCATCTATTTCTTCTATACCACCACCACCCCCAGCAAGTGATATAGTAAGTGTATTTGTTCCTGGAGTACCAACAACATTCACACCAACACCATCGCCAACAATATTAAGATTATGAACACCATCTGCAGGAACTGCACCACCACTGTTACCAGTAGCTGTAGCAATAATTCCTGTACCAATAGTTCCTAACTGGCCGCTGGAATCAATATACACAGGAATACCATTACCACCTGTAGGGCTTATGCCACGTATACCGGCAATGAAAGACTTAGTAAGTTGTCCTGCGCCACCACCAGTAGCTGACCCAATACGTAATACGTTAGTTTCAGCAGCAGTACCGGCAACTGTTGTACCAATAAGTATATTATTGCTTTCAGCAGAAACATAAGCACTTCCTGATCCTGCTCCAACAATTACATTATTACCACCAGTTGTAAGAGCATTTAAAGAGCTTCTTCCTATAACAGTATTAGCTCCGCCAGTAGTTATAAGTGCGCCAGATGTAGCTCCAAGAATAGTATTATTGTTTCCCGTAGTTAAAGCTGCTAAAGAACCTTGGCCTAATACTGTATTATGATTTCCTGTAGCGGCTAATCTGCCGCTATCAGCACCAATAATAGTATTGTCATTAGTATCAGTAACACTAAATACTATATCGTTGGCAGCAGGTGTTCCTGCAACAAAAGATACAGTTGAACCACTTCCAAGTGCTGCATTATCTGCATCAAGGTTAATAAGTCCTGCTATTGGAGTGGCAGTACCGCTATCACCATCTATCGTAAGAACTCCAGATCCACCACCAACAACTGAAGCAGTTAATGTATGAGTACCAGGATTACCCACGATCGTAATACTGGTTCCATCACCTACTATATTTATATTGCCAGCTGTTGGTGATACAGCGCCACCACTATTTCCTGTTAATGTTGATACTAAACTTGTTCCACCAGAACCGACAGTACCAAGTTGGCCATTAGAATCTACATAAACAGGAATGCCGTCGCCTCCTACAGGAGTAATGCCACGAATACCATGAATAAATGACTGATTAAGATCACCAGTTCCTGACCCAGTTGCATCTCCGATACGTAATACGTTTGATTCGAGAGCAATACCTGATACTGCATTACCAATAATAATATTATTACTTTCACTTGTGGTGTAAGTATTCATGGTTGTGGTACCAATAACAATATTATAATTACCCGTCGTTAATTGATGTAAAGATTCTTCACCAATAATGGTATTGCGTGACCCACTCGTAATTGACTGACCAGATTCAGATCCAAATACTGTATTAGCAGATCCTGTTAATGTTAAATTACCACTACTAGCACCAACAATAGTATTAGCAAGACCATCAGTAACGTTGAAGGTTATCACATTGCCAGCAGCATTGAATGATACCGTAGAGCCTGCTCCAAGTGCTGCTTGATCTGCTATTAAAGCAACTAAGCCACCAATGGGAAAAGCAGCTCCCGTATCACCATCTATTTCTTCTATAGCAGCTCCACCACCACCAACCAATGACACGGTTAAAGTATTAGTTCCTGCATTACCAGCAACATTAACACTTGTTCCATCACCGACGATATTTATATTGCCAAGATTACCGCTAATAGCACCACCACTATTACCCGTAAGAGTCTGTAGAAAATCATCAGACCCCCCTGTTGAGGTAAGTGTCAAAGAGTGTGCACCTGCATTACCTACAAATGTTAAACCAGTAACTGCTGAAAGAATATTAATATTGGATGCACCATCGGGGGTAATAGCGCCACCGCTTGTTCCCGTTAAGGTATTAAGATCCCCCGATCCACCACCAGCTTGTAGTAGTGTCCATGTAGCCAATGAACCCTTTGAGTCTGAGTCACCTTGAAGTGACACAAGTACCCATACAGATTCATTAGTACTATTGAGCCATAAATCGCCTAAGGAGACGTTTTGTATATCATATTGGTTAGGATCTCTATCCTCAAAATTCCAGTTAGGTGGCTGATTGGCATTCGTGCCAAGATACGCGGTTCCTTGTTTACCGCCTAATCTATTGCTCATAGTTTCGCCTCCAAGGCAGCTATGCGTGCATTAAGTTTTTGAATTTCATTTAATAGTAATACGGGTAGATCATGATACCTAACCGTATAAGGTTGTCCTTCATCATCTAGCATAGCCAATTCAGGGAACGCTTCATTAACTTCTTCGGCAATTAAACCATATTGTTTTATATCGAGTTTGTCAGAAATTAAGGTAAATGTTACGGGGTTAAGTTTATAAATAGCTGATGATTGATCAGCCATTGGATTAATATTTTGCTTAAACTTGCGTGAAGAAATAACCGTACCTAACAACCCAGTACTATCAATAAGCATTGGTTGTGTTGTAGCACCAATTGTTTTGTTATAAACACCCGCAGTTGTAATACCAGCAGTTCCAGAATTGAGTGTCAGAGCAGATGCTCCAGTAGTACTTCCTATGGCAACAGTTTTAGCTTGTGCACCAGTTCCTATCGTAATACCTGCAGTTCCTGATTGAATAGTAGTTATTGATGTGGTATTAGTACTACCTAAATTTACCGTTTTAACACCTGCACCAGTTCCTAAGTTTAATGTATTATTGGTAGCATCTGTTGAAATTCCTATAGCTCCTGTACCACTATTAGCAGTAATTGCACTATTAGTAGTAGTAAGGTTAATGAAACTACTACTACCAGTAGAGAGTGTAATACCGTTACCACCATTGATAGTAGTAGTTGCTGAAGCATTAGTGCTACCAATTGTAACTACAGCGCTAGCCGAAGATGATGTACCTATATTTACCGTATTAACACTAGTACCGGTCGCCATATTTAGTGAAGTAAGATTATTTCCAGTACCTAGAGTTGCAGTCGTGACATTACTTCCTGTACCTAAAGATATTCCCGTTGTATTTGAATCAGTTCCTATACTTATAGCACCTGATGATGCTGCCGCAACTCCAATTGTAATATTGCCACCAGTAGCGGTAAGAGCGATACCACCACTTCCTGATTTAATAGTAGTTACTGATGTTGTATTTGTACTTCCAACAGTAACTGTCTTTACTCCAGCACCGGTACCTATATTGATTGAGTTGTTAGTAGCATCATTTGATAATGCTACTGTCCCAGTACCTGAGTTTGCTGTAATAACACCATTAGTCGCAGTAATAGTAATACCAGCTGTACCTGATTTAATTGCAGTAACAGATGTAGTATTGGTACTACCAACGGTAACCGTTTTAACGCCAGCACCAGTTCCAATGTTTAATGTATTATTAGTAGCATCATTTGAAATAGCAACAGTACCGGTTCCAGAGTTAGCTGTTATAGCACCATTGGTTGAGGTTATATTTAATGCACCACTTCCAGATTGAACAGTTGTAGCAGAAGTTGAATTAGTGCTACCAAATGTAGAAGTTTTAACTCCAGCCCCTGTGCCAATATTTATAGTACTTGTTGTAGCATCAGTCGCCAACGATACGGCACCCCCGTTAGCAGTAATTCCTGCAAACGTAGTTGTAATCGTATTAGTAGATCCACCGAATGATAGTCCTGTAGTACCACCTGCAAGCGTAATAGCTGGACCTGTTTGCGAACCACCAGTATCACCAGTAATTGATGTTATAGCAGAAAGAAGAGCGCTACTTGTGATAGTTACTGTATTACTAGCAGGAGAACTACTTGTTGAAATGCCGGTACCACCAACAATACTAATAGTTCCTGAAGTTGGTGTGGCAACACCGCTTGAAGTAGTAAGTGAACTTAAAATAGGATCTACAAAGGTTGGTAAAGCAGAAGCGCCGCCAGATGTTAATATTTGGCCAGAAGATCCTACAGCTGCGATCGATTGTATAGCACCTGTTGATGTAGTTCCACCACAAAGAACTGCATAAGCAGTATTAGATTGAACCCCAGTGCCGCCTTCCACAACAGGCTCAGGGGATATTCTTTTATAAGACATAGTATCTCCTAGTAAAGTTCATAAGTAGATCCATTACCAATTACACTAACAGCTTGATAAGCAGTATTCATTATAAACGTAGTTGCACCATCAATATTAACTGCACCACCAACGGTTGTAACAGTAATATTATGAGTAGCTGCTGATCCTGTTCTGTCTTTAATTATAAAGGTTCTACTAAGTGTCGCGGCATTAGGAAGTTGAACAGTAATTGCACCACCAGAAGAATCAACACTGAGATAATCGTCAGTAACGAGTACAACATATGGAGAACTGTTTACATTTGTATACGCTAAATTTGTTAAACCAGAACTTGATATGGTAATAGCATTAGCGCCAGGAGTAATAGTGATACCGGTACCTGCAGTAATAACCGCTGTACCTAGTTGATCACCAGATTCTGTTACTACCGTTGCAGTAGATCCTACATTTATACCATTAATACCAGAAATAAATGCTTTATTAAGTTGTCCTGTTCCTGATCCAGTTCCAGCACCTATACGTAATACATGTGATTCTGAAGCGGTACCAGTATTACCTAAAAGTATATTGCTGCTTTCAGAACCGATATAATTATCACCTGAATTGTATCCTATAAGAATATTACTTGATCCAAGCGATAATCCATTTCCTGCTAAAGCACCCAACATGGTATTTTGATTACCGGAGAGTATAGAACTTCCTGCATCCTTACCAATGGTAGTATTACTATTAACATCAGTTACATTCAATTGGACAGTATTACCACTTCCGGCAAATAATACTGTTGCACCCGCATTTAATCCTGTATTATCGGTTATGATATTAATCACACCACCAGATGGTATAGCAGTTCCAGAATCAGTAACAAATGATTCAGATACTGCACTACTTGCTGAAATGGTAATGGTGTTTGCTCCAGGAGTAATATCAATTCCTGTTCCTGCAGTTATAACTGCAGTTCCTAATTGATCTCCGAATTCAGTAACAACCGTTGCAACAGATCCAACGTCAACACCATCTATTCCACAAATAAATGCTTGGTTAAGGTAACCATCATTGGTACCAGTACTTTTACCAATACGTAATGTATGAGCTTCTCCAGAAACTCCTGCAACATTATATCCTATACAGATATTACTACTGTCACTACCATCATAACTATCACCAGTATTATCACCAATCATAACGTTGTAATTACCACCTGCTATAGTACTTGCAGCACTTTGTCCTATAATGACATTATTTGAACCACCTAATGCTCCAGCAACAGAAAAACCTATTAAAACATTCTGATTTCCATTAACTGAACTAGCAGAATTACCACCTATAATGACGTTATCCTCTCCTGTGTCGAGAGCTCCACTAGAATTTTTCCCAATAATTACATTAAAACTACCACCATTAAGAGAATTCGCCGCACCATCACCTATAACAACATTATCATCACCAACACTTAAATTAGGAGCAACAGAAGCACCTATAAGAGTATTCCTGCTACCAAATCCTAACGATATACCACTTGTATGGCCTAAGACAGTGTTTCGGTTTCCACTAATAGTTCCATTACCACTTCCATTACCAACAATAGTATTGTTATTAGTATCAGTTACATTTAACTGTACGGTGTTAGAGGAACCAGGAGCGCTGAATGTTACTGATGATCCTGAATTGTTTATGGCATTGTAAGCTTTAATATTAATTATTCCACCGAGTGGAGCTGCGTTGCCATTATCGGTATCATACTCATGTGCTTCAGCACCTATAGTTGATATGGTTAATGTATTAGTTCCACCATTACCTGTAACATCTACCGTAACGCCATCTCCTACTACAAAAATATTATTAAAACCATTGGGAGAAATTGGGCCACCGCTGTTGCCCTCTATGGTCTGTACTGCGGTGCCAGGAGGAGGTGTTACCGATGAATTAAAAATCCCTGCTTGAGACATCGTTATCTCCTTAAACTTGTGAAGCGTATATTACCGTTACATACAGAGTGCCTGTTGTAGGTAAACTATCTTCTGCTTTGACATATAACCTATCAAATGCTGATTGCTCCAATAAACCTCCTGTAGATGATTTATTAGTACCATAGTCATATAAGAAGAATCCATTAGCGGCGACTATATCATTATCATCAATGCCATTAAAAGATATGAGAATGTTCTCATTGCTTAGATTTGTTACTTTAAGTATTCTGACAGGATTCTCAAAAGGTAAACCTACACCTTCATAATCAGCTGATATATCAGCTGCGTCTACGCTGCGTAAAGTTTCAAACCTTATACGAGCTGAACTTGATAAATTCATATCTTCTCCTTTTAAACATAATAGCCAGACAATGTTACATTGCCCGTTCCTGCAGTACCTCTTGCATATACAACAGTTAATTTAGGAAACAAGGCTACTTGAGCATTTGGTTGAGAATTAGTTTGAGAAGGCAAATCAAATGCTGTTTCTGACAATATAAACTCATGATCATTAATACCATCAAAGCTAATAACTACTGGCATTGTGCTGCCATTGGTGACACGGATAAAAAAAGGTGCTTCCTCAAACCCATCGGGATTAATAGCTTGAAAAGTATTGAGGATCATTGTTGATGATAATATTGTCGTAAGCTGGAATGGTTTTACTGAATTCTGTGCCATTTTATTCTCCTTCGGAGACAACCGCAGGCTCTATAACTTCTTCAGCTGGTTTCATTGCTTGAACTGATTGTTGTGATAGTTCGTTAAGTTTTTGTAGAACTTCAAATGATGCATCAATTGCATTACCCCAGCTTGCACCATTTGGCATCTGGAATGCAAAGGTAAAATCACCTTTAGTTACTTGTAGTGTAAGATATTGTTTCATTTCCATAATAACTCCTCAAGAATTGTTTGAAATATTTTGACTCAAGTATAGCCATCCAACCTTTAGAAGGCCAGAAAGCTATACTTGAAGAGTATGAAATCTAATCTATATTAACTAGCTGTGTCTATAGAAACCCATGTAGTTCCGGCATCGCTATTTATGTAAGCTCGTGTAGTTGGGCTTGATCCATCTATACGCAAGTATAATGAACCCTGTCCTGCAGTAATAACACCATTAGGATCTCCTGTACCAGCAAGAAGTTTAGCAGCGCCAGGCAGTGTAACACCAGCAGTTGATGTTGTAATACTCAATCCAGCTGCAGCAACAACGGGTGTGCCGTTAGGGCTATTAAGCGTTAAGGTAGATCCAGCTGTTGTTGAACCAACGGCGGTAGCATGAGCTGTTGCACTTGTTCCTAAGTTCAAGGCACCAGTACCAACGTTAACAACAACAGATGTTGCACCTGTCGCATTACCAATAGTTATTGTTCTTGCAGCTGCACCTGTACCAATATTCATATTTTGGGCTACAGCGTTATTACCGACATTTATAACACCACCAGAGGAATTGAGAGACATTGTACTTGTTGCGTTCAATGCCATTGTTCCGGTGGAAGATGCTACAAAGTTGCCAGTACCTGACAGTAAACTTAATGAAGCTGCACCTGTTGCTGTACCAACGGTAACAACGTTATCAATAGCGCCAGTTGCGATATTAACTGTTTTGATACCTGTACCACCAGTAGCAATATTAACTGCTTGTGCACCCGTTCCTGGAGCAATAGACACTGTTCCTGTTTGGAGACCTGTACCACCAATACTTACCGTACCTGTAGTCATGGCTGTACCAATAGCAACTGATCCAGCTGTCTGGGTATTACCAATAGCTATAACGTTAGCACCTGTACCACCAACGTTGATAGTCTTAACTACCGCAGCACCAGTACCAATGTTGAGAGTTGTAGCAGCAGCATCACCAGAAATTGATATTGCACCTGTTCCAGTAATAAGGCCGAATGCACCATTAGTTGCACCAATTGCATAACCACCTGTTCCTGCAGTAAATGTCATACCTCCAGCAGCATCAGATGCACCTATACTAATTGCGGTAGCAGCAGCTTTTCCACCGTTAAGGGTAATACCACCATGAATAGAAACTAATCCAACAGAGGCATCATTAGTACCTTGTAGTGAAGCAATAGTTATTCGCTCACTTGTACCACCATTTGCAGTAAAACTTATCGCAGGGTTAGTATTTGATGTTGTAGTAAAACTTAATGCAGCAGCAGAAGTAATGTCAAAATCACCACTTATCGTTACATCACCCGTAACATCAAGATTACCATCAAACGTTACATCACCTGTAACATCAAGTGTACCACCTATAGTAGTATCACCCGTCACCGCAAGTGTTGAAGTTAATGTAGTTATACCTGCAGTAAGCTCACCTAAATTAGCTGCAGATGCTGCATTCATATTCAAATCACCGGCAGTAATATTTACATCGCCAGCAGTAACCGTTAAGTCACCTGGATCCACGGTGAATGAAGTAGCAGTGGCTGCGCCAGCATCAGCGGCAGTCCAAACATTAACACCACCAAGTGAAGAACATAAAATAAAATATGATTGGGAAACGGTGTTTACCCAGACGGTGCCCAATTCAGCCGTGTCAGATGCCAAAGGATCTCGTGGTTGAACTATTGGTTCCTGTTGTAGACTTGCGTTTGTTCCGTTATAGCCATAAAGCGAAAATCTTCTATTAACTTTAGTAGACATACCATCTCCTTAACATAAAATAAATATCTTACTTATAGTAGATTACATTTCAGACTTATAAACAATATAGTTGACAATACTTCACTATCATGATAGTATATAAATAGAAAGGTAAATAAAATGATAGAAAAAAAGAAACGTACACAAATGACTTTCGACATACAACCAGAAATACATCATAAAGTAAAAATATTAGCAGCAATACGCAATATAAGTATAAATCTTTGGGCCCAAAGGGCCATAATTCGAGAAATAAATAGACAGGAAAGAAATGAAAGGAACGATGATGGAACGTAAATTCGAAGTAGTATTTAACATTATAAAAACTGAAGACATTCCACCTTTAAAAAAATTAACATATAAAAAAAATCAAAGAATAAAAAATGAAGAAGGATTACGAGAAGGATATTTCATAAAAAAAACTAAAGAACAAATGGATGAAGTTCTAAAATCTTGGGGGCTTACTCGTCCAGGAACAAGTCATATTTCTGAATGGTGTCACCCACTTTGCTATAAAACAGTAGAATATGGTTATCATGAACCAAATCCAGTTTTTAATGGATTATGTCGTAAAGATTGTGATGATAAAGAATGTTCATTCAAACATGGAAATTATTCATGGTAGGGAAATTAAAGGAACAAAATGAACATATTTAATTTTATAATAAAAGGGACAATAGCAACATACGCCCTTGTTGCATGGCTATATATTGCTATTCCTTTAGTAATATTAACTTTTTTTTCTATCTATTATCTCGTGGTAAACATTTTTGCTACTCTATCAACTTTTTTACCTATTTTATCTTGAACTTGTTGTTCAATATCTATTGGAGGTATACCGCCATTTTCTTTGATAATAGATCTAGCCGCTTTTGCTTCAATCTCAGTCAATTCATTAAGCGATCGTATGTTATTAATTAATTTTTTCTTGCCAGCATCTGTCTGCATAAGCGTAGGTACTGTATGCATAAACATCTCAACTTCTTTTTGAGTTATTCTAGATCCAAAATATTGTTTTGCATTTTTTACAAACTCGCTAGAAAGCTTTTCAAATTCTTCAATATCAGATGGCTCTCCTGAATACCATTTAACACCGCCCTTTAAAAGTTCTGCAAAAGGAGCAGTAAGTCCACTAATAAAAGGAGCATTCTCAAATTTTGATAATGCAGACCATAAAGCAGCGTTAGGAAGATTACCTTTATCTATTAACTTTTCCATACGACCAAGACGTAAGTCAGCTTCTTTTACAGCTTTTTCTTTAGCTTTGAGTTCATCTACATACTTTTTAGTTTTTTTAATATTTTCACGTCTCTCCGAAAGTGCTAGCTTTTTATTCTCACGTTCTTCTTTTTGTATCGCTAATCTTTCTTTTTGTCTTGCTAATCTTTGCTGAGGCGTCTCAAATAATTGAGAAATCAATTCCGCCTGCTCAGGACTCAATTGCCCTTGTCCTTGATTTCCTTGTTGTCCAACTTCTTGCTGTGGATAGCCAAATTGCTGCTGAGGTTGCGGTTGTAACAACGATTGCATCTGTTGCCCACCACCAAGTGTTGGGTTGTTAAAGTATTGTTGTAAAGCTGATTGTAGTTCATGTTGTGGGTTATATTGTTCTTGCTCTTGTTCTGGACGCTGTTGATAGCCAGCTAACGCTCCCATGCCAACTTGTTCTTTTGGGGATTCTTTGCTTAGCTCTATTAAAAATTTTGGACTCTGAAATATAAGTTTACGTTCTTCAGGTGAAAAATGACTTAAGCGGGTAGCAGTATTTCTACCCAATAATGGTTCCCAATTTTTGGAAAAATCAGAACGTTCTTTTTTTGTATCATATTTTTTTGTTATTTCGGCTAATTTATATGCAGCAAGGTCTTGTATACCAGCACCTAATACTTCACCAAGTTGACCACCAAAATTTTTACGCGGTATTGATTGTATCATAATAGATCCTTATTATTCTCCACCACTATCTTTTTTCCATTTATCATGCGCCTTATTTTTAGCATAAGTTTTAAGAAAATCTGGTGCTGATCCTGCAAGACCTAAGAGTAAGTTTTGTGCAAGTCCATTTGATTGAGGTCTATGAAGATTATCAAACTTAGGTTGCAAACCTAATTGAAGCATTTGTAAAATTTGTCCTATCTGTTGCTGACCATAACCTGCCTTTTGAGCAGCTAAATCTGCTTCTAAACCAGCTCCAGCTCTTCCTAATTGAGAAGAAAAAGTAGGAGAACTAAGTGCATTATTTCCCATCGAAGCAAAACGTTCTGCAAGATTTGGAACAGTATTTTGAGAAAATTGATTACGAGATTGTTGTTCAATTGGTTCAAATCCAGCATAAGGATTTTGTAATCCCATTATTCCTAATCCTTGCAGATATCTGAATATCTCTTGTTCTTCTGGAGTATAATTTTGTATTTGTTGTATTTCATCGGGATTTCCAAAAAGAGTTTCAGATTTAGGATTAAAAAGAGATGCAAGAATACCAGCTACACCACCAACACCAGCACCAATAGCAGTACCTGCACCAGGGAATAGACTTCCTATTGCTGCACCTGTACCAGCTCCCGCTGCTCCTCCTAATGCTATATTACTTCCATTTTCTTTTACACCTTCCCACCAATTTCTTGCTCTAGGGAACTTAGGATTAGGATTTTTTCCTGTTCGCAAAGGTTTCTTCTGATTCTGTAAAGCTTGCATACCATTACCAGCGTTTATCTGCGGTAGATTTGCCAATTGTTGCTGCGTAGCATTTCTCCAGTCATACATATTTTGTTGCGCCATAATCTCTCCAATAATTTATCATTATCCTAATATTAGAATTTACAGTATTCAAGAGTTACTTGCGAATCGGTAAAGGTAATACCTGAGTTATTATTTATAACAACTTGAGTTGCCGTAACACTTACTTGAATATTATTACCTGCGGCATCTGCATAAGGTATAGGATAGCCAACTAAAGTCACTGTATCAGTAGCGGCACCTGAAATGAACATCCATTGGTATAGTGCTGTAACGGGAATATTATGATCTATAGATGTTACACCAGCTCCTAAAGGCCCTGTATTAACAGTTTTAAGATATCCATTGCGAAATGTATTAACATTAGCGGGATCATAAAACAATTTACCACTTAAAAACTCTTGATTAATATTATAACCCGTAACCTTTGTGTTAAGTACTAAGGCAATGTTATTAATGTTTTGGTAAAGTCTAACTAATAGTTCCTTAAACTCATCACTATTAACATCAACTTCATACAACCGACCAACATCCCATATATTAGTGGTAGGGACATATGACCCTGTATTTATTTGTTGATTAGGTATATATGCCATTTGTTATCCTATTGTAATCTAGAACTTGTAGGTTGAGCATTTATACACATAGCATGCAATGCAAAACCAGAATCTCTTATATCAACATCACTCATTTGATCATGGTTCATAACAAGTTGAAACTGAACAACTTCTCCATTTGCCTGAAAATAAACCGGATGCCATAAACGTGTTGCATCTTTTTCATAAGGAAGATCAGGATAGGGGAATGTATCCAATGTACCTGTTCCTAGTAATGTACCATTAAGGAAACTATCTCGTAACAAAGGTATATTAGCGGTAGATACATAAAAATCTACCTGCATTTGACCTGCAGCAGTAGAATCAACCATAAAATCTACTTTATTTATAGATGCATTACGGCCTTCTTGAGCGTAGAAGTTATATTCTTTTGTTAATATAGATATATTGCTTACCCGTGAAACTAAACCACCACCGCTATATGTGCCAGTGAAATCATCTTCTGGCTTAACATAAATTTGTATGGTATCTGAATCAATAATGGTAACAATATTAAATATTTTATTATTTAAACTATCAGAGTCATCAGACCATGTAGCATCTTGTATATAGATATATGTATCATTTCCACCATTATCTTGTAATGCAAGGTTATGCTGAATGATTGTTAAAGTAGTAGTGCCACTTACTAAAGTGATATTAGTTATCTGCAATACAGCAGCATTGGTGGGTTCATCAGCATCACAAATAAATGTATAACCCTCTTGGTTTCCTGCAATAACTTGACGGAACAATGCTTGAACAGCACCACTATCCCATGTTACATCATCATTCCATGTTACTGTTTCAGAATCCCATGTTATACCGCTTACTGGTTGGAAGTAACCAAAACAAGTAATAGAATCATCATTAAATGCCCATGTTCCTGTTTTATAGTTAAATACTAAAACTCTGCTAGGGTAGGGAAAATCAGTAGAAGACGTAATACTAGGAAAAGTCCAATACACCATTTCAACAAAATAATCTCTGATTCCATAAACTCTAAATACTCCTTGATCAGCATTATGAATTTGGAAAACTATATCAGGTATCTTATCATCAATACGTTCTACGTTGCTTCCATTACATGCATGGATACCAACATTACCTATACCAATACAAATTTTATCAAAAGGTACAATACTATTAGTAGATTCTGCACCAAGTTCAGTATTTATTTGTTGAAAATTAAAAGGTTGTACTTCGTTGCCCGTATATACTAATTCCCATGTAGATCGTTCAAAAAAAACAATCAAACGATCTTTAATAAATTCTACCGTAACAATTGCTTCAGTTGTTGAAGCATCAACTGCATTACCACGTCCTGCAATATCTTGAAACCATGCAGCAGGATCTAATGGTGAACCAATCTGAGAATAACGTGCTCTATTGGGATAGTTAACACCTGCTTCTACCGTATTTAGTAATACTAATCTTTTATGGAAGGGAACAATAATAAGCGCTGTATTTATAATGTTGCCGTTAGAATAGAAAATAGAAGAGTTAAGTGATGCTCCCGTAAATGTGTAAGCTCCTGTTGCTATGTTAAATGTACCGGTTCCAAGGGGAGCGGCTGTTGTTAAACTACTTACCGTAAGAGCACCATTCGCAACTGTCACGGTAAATAAAGTACTACCAATGACAAATGTTTGTCCTAATGCTCCCAATCCTCCAGGCACCGTTCCTGCAGCATTACCACCACCATCAGTCGTATCTATTGCATCACCTATACTAAAGTAATAATTAAAAGCATTCCATGTACCAGCAAAATAGTATCTAATGCCATCAGGTATATTAAAATTAGTTACAAAAAATACTTTGTCTGAAGCGTTTACCCCAGTCCATGTTGTTGACCAAAAAAACTGTGAATTATCACCTGTCCATACTGCAGCTGCACCAGTGTTAGATAATCTTTCCCAACCACTTGAGTACTGATATGCATATCGGGTATCAAAACCAATAACAAATTCATCATTGATGGATGATTGTTCATAGGTTAGTAGACCCATTACTGGTAAATTAGGATAGAAGTAAACATCAGTCCCATTAGGTAAAGCAACACCAGTAATATTAAAATCTGATGTCGTAAGATTATATGTTGCAGTAGATACTGAATTATCATTTCTCAACATCTGTTGATCGCCACCAGCAGGATTATATACCGTAAAAACTATATCGCCAATACTAAATGCTTGTCCTATTTCAGGCGTAAAACCAGTATCTACAAAAATAGTACGTAGATTACCAGAAAATACACCAGCCGTTATAGTTCCTACATTAATTCTTAAACGAGATACTAAAGGATTATCACCAATCCATCGTGATCCAAAACGTTTTCGTACACGTCCTCTAAATACATATGCATTATTAAGAGAAGAAAAAGCTTGATCTGGGACTAACCATGGCTTTACATTGGTTTGTAGACCACTATTTTCATCGTAAGGTGCGATAAAAAAACGATCTGCCATATTATAATCCTATTGCTAAGTAAGAAATAGTTGTACCTGCTGGTGGATTTACGAGTCCAAATTGAGCAAAAGTAACATTAGGATGACTCAATGTTTGAATACCAATAATATTATTATAGTTAGCACCCGGACTTGTAGTGGCAGGAAAAACAGCGTACGTACTCACAAAGTTTGGTGAACCAGGAACATCAGAATTTAAATTTATAGTTAATGATTTAAGGCTTGCCATACTAATACCTGTATGCCATTTGAGCAATATTCCTGATGGTAATCGTGTCCATCCAGGATTTGCCCATCCTGCAGACGTAAATTCTACTATCCGTGCAACGACTGGAGCTGTTGATCCTAATTGATGCGCAAATACAAGTTCAGGTTGTCCTGTGATAGATGATACTTGTGAATAAAGTTGTACAATGCCAGCTAAAGGAGTTGGTATCATACTTTGTGTAGGGAATGAAACTCTGTTATGCATACCTTGATTAGTAAGATTATAATCAACATGATCAACTTGAAAGGCAACATCGATAACATTAAAATTACCGCTAATTTGATCTCTACTATTTGCAAGTGTTTGCCCCGGAACTGGGACAGTCGTTAATGCCATGATATCTCCTTAATAAGGCCAACCGCCCCCAAACCATCCGCCTATATTATAATTCTTACCCTGAGTGTAGATAGTAACTGTTCTTTCATTTGCCTGTTGAGTAAGTGTAGTTCGTAGAACTAAACGTTCTTGTTGTTTAAATTCAGGCATAATGAGGTTTACTGAATCTAAATCCATGCGATCTTCAAATATTTTCTTTGCCGCACCATAAGCTATATATTGCCACCATTGTGATAGAAATGGCATATCTGTTGAATCCATCAATACAGTAGGCCTCACGTCAGCTTCTATCTGCACAGCATATGTTTTATCTGGTACTGGTCTGATGGTAAACTTATCGTCGTAATACAACATGCCTAATGGTTTACCTGGTTGATAAAGAATTCCCTCAAACCATATAGTAGCCTGATCTTGTGTAATGATCGGGAACGTTATTACATACTGACCAGTTTGATAATTAATATAGTTATTTGGATCTTGAATTGTGTCATATGGTGGAACTAGTGGAACATCTGCCTGCGTAAGATTACCTATCGTATTACTTATAGGAACATCTACCATAACCATGGATGTTCCATTGGTATCTAAGCAATTGAAATTAACACTTCTTTGAAGGATAAACGGATAAGGTAAACGAACTGATGGAATACTAGGTTGGAACGGTGGACCAAAAGTTGGCACATATCCGGTAAAAGGTCCTGATGAATTATCACCTCTTAGTAATGTATCTGAAATGGTATTCGTTTGAGGCCACATGCCATAGAATACATCACGCCATTGAGTATAGAAACTTTGAATTCCTGCTATAAACAATGGTGGATGAATGGCAACATATTTATTTCTAAAGTTATAGAGCGGATCAGTTTGTACGGTAGTATTTGTATCATAAACATCTACACCAGGTTGAGTATAAAAGGTAAGCGTTGTCCTTAGAGAGAACAATCTTAAATGCTCAGGAAAATCATAGAGAATGAATGTATTAATATACTCATTCAATTGAGAATCGGTAAGTTGTGATGCAGAGGGAGTTCGTGTCAATCTCCGTACTTTTGTCTGAATATTCGCTAAAGTAGAATATTGATTATCAGGTATTAATGCCATTACTACTCTCCTATGGATATGGAAGTACGTTTTGCGTAGCTTCTGTTAATATGTCATTTACTTCACCTATAGGCACTACTTGTGCAGGAGTTCCAAAAGCACCAGGTCGGTAGTTAGGGATAACAAATGCATCAAAGTTGGTTGTATCTATGGTAATAGTAAATTGAGTGTCATTAACAACCGTTATAGGTCCATATAATTCATTCGCTTGCACCATACCAAAACCATCGGGAACATACAAACGTGCAATTAACCCTGTTAAATACTGATGATTTCCTGGATTAACTCCATCAAACGTCGTTGTTACTAACGCATTTTCATCTTGTGTTATGGAAAGTATATTTCTCATCGCACGTTGGAACATGGGAAATTGTACACCGTAATAGTTCTGAGTATTTGGTATAGTCATATCGTTCCTTATGGAGAAACAGTAACTTCTACTAAATTAGTTGGATACATATCTACATCATCATCCATATATTCTAATGAATGGAATGCGTAGCGATGAACCTTTTTAGCCATCTGATAGTTAGTAGTATTGAGTCTACCACTTGTATCAACAGGTGCTTGTTGAACAGCTGTATTGTTTTCAAAGCTTCCTGCAAGTTGTTGATATTGTTTGTAGTAACAATTGTTATTTAAGTGTCGAGCAACACCGCGGGGTAAAGTATATTTTTGGCCATCCATAAGTTCGTAGGTGGCATTCTCATCACCAGGATAATATTTATAGGTGAATACAACAGCACCTCTGCCACCTTGGTGAGAAGGATTCTCTAGGTTCTTAAATATACCACTAACTAATTCAGCGTCTCTATCACGCATTTTTCTCATTTGTTTTGCTAAATCTTCACTGGTAATTTTTTTAGGAGCTTCTTTTATTGCCTGAGCTCTTTTAACTTCTGGTTTATTCATAATTTTCCTCTTTTATAAACATGGAAAGAGCATCAAAAGACACTCTTTCCATACTATTTAATTATTCGTTAGTAACACTGAATGATTTACCAGCGACCCAGTAAATAACATCGCCATCAACACCAGCTGGAGAACCAGTTCCCGCAGTTAGCTTCATACCTCTTTCTGCAATGTTCATTACAGAATCAGCAAGAAGATCAATATTAGCAGAAATAGCTTCTGCAGTGTTTTCCCCAAAAGGAACTACCTGTGCTGGAGTAAATCCAGGGGCAGTCGTAAGAGGGAATGCAAATGCAGTAAATCCTGTAGTATCAATATCCACGGTAATAGTATTTGTTACCCCATCAGCATCAGGTTCTTCAACATCAACAATAGTAGCTTGTAATCCATCAAGCTCTGTCATGCCGTATGCTGCAGCAGTTACTGTAGGAACAATAAATCTTATTACTTGTCCAATCTCAAAAGTATGCACCACAGACAATGTAACAATAGCTTGTGTAGCTTGTGATATTTTTGTGATGTAACGAGTACTTGGATAAAAATAAGGAAAATATGGAATACGTCTGAATGTACCCGCACCTGGGTTAGCACTTGCTATTGGAGCCATGTACGCAAGTTCAAAACTTACACCAGCACTAATATCATTAATGGTGAAATCTAATCCACCTAATTGTTTAGCACCTACTGTATTGAAAATACGAACAATATCGAAATTGCTCAATGATCCAGTATTAGCCGTATTAACTACAGGAGGATTTCCTGAAGTAATACCTGTGAGAGCCAATGATGGGCCAGGTACGTTAATTGATGTATCTATTACGTAAAAACCTGCGTTAGCGGCAATCTGTGATACTGCCAAAGCATTAGTAGTCGCTGTCTTAGTGTAAATAGTACCGCGTCCTTGGGTCATCCCAAGTTGCCAATAAAATTCAGCACCCGTTCCAGCGCCACCAGCGTAAGATGTAGTAATATTCTTTACCCACATCCAATCAGTACCAGAAGGTAAATTAATTATTCTCGCACTACCATCAGAGGTAAAGCGACCTTGATTAGTTCCTGTAAAAACAACTGACATTGTATTCTCCTTAGTTTAGCGTACAACGCATGTTGGTTATCCAGAGATCATTAAGAATACGCGGCACTTCAGCAAATACATAACCGATGGTTACGTTTTGGAAGAGCGGATCCGAGAACACTGGCGGTCTATACAAGAAACGTGCAGAATAGTTATCTTGCTCAACACAAGCTAACGCTTCCATACCTTGTACAAACACGTTATAAACATCATTACCTAGCGCGGAAGCATTTGGAGAAACAGATGCTACAGAAGAAAGCATAAAGCGAACGTTATTAACGTTACCCCACTCACTTCTTAACACGCGATTGTCATTTGGATAGTTCCACTTAGAAATGAATCCATTTATATTATTCAAATCTTTAGACAATTTAGTATGACCTAAAGCCATATAAGCGTCTCTTACAGGACCTGTTCCAAATTTATCTTCCCCACCCTGACTATCCAAAATCATCCAAGCATCATTAGTTAATAATGTTGAAGTAACTTCATCAATATCAGAAAGAGATAAGTTAGTTGGAAGGTCACCGTTAGTACCACCAGTACAGTTATACATTGAAGCAGTAGAAGCGAGCATATCACGCGTTAACTGATCTTCAGTCATACGAAGTGATAGACCGAGTAATTCTGCTGTTTCATTAAGAACTGGATCTTGATTTTGAAGAGTAACCTGTTGGTTGATTGCTACGTAAAGTCCATAAAATGACATAGTAGCATCAATATCAACACGAGTTAATGGAGTCGCTGGAGGAGTTGCGCCGCTATTTCCAAGAGGAACTGGAGCAGTTGGCAATCTATCGTAGCGAGCCATACGTAAAGTTCTTCCCCCTTTAACTGGAAGACGTTTAGAGAGTGCACCTAATTTCATAATAAGGTTCGGTGTTCTTACCGATAAAAGCACATCATCAAACGTCTGCTGCACTGGGGCAGGAAGAGTTGTAGGTGTAGTTATCATACACACACTCCTAATATACAAACGTACTTAGATTAAACTATTTTTTTACTGTTGAGTTGAACGACTACTCTTACGTTCCACAGGAAAAAGGGTTGACGAATCCCAGAGTACGTCTGTAATTAGCGAGATTACGTTACGCTGCTGATAGTATAGTAAGAGATGGTATAAAAATACAAGAAATATCCCCGTCAATTCTAGGAACTGACAGGGACATAGTTAATATTGTCCCGACCAAAAAAGGTAAATCGAGACATTACATAACATACAATAATGTATGCTTCAAAACAACATTATCTATAACGTTTAGCTTCTTCAACTTGTTGGCGTAGTTGTGCTTTGCGCTCTTCAGTGAGAATACGTCTATCATAATCACCAACACGAGTTAATGGTGTATCACCAGATTGTGGTGAAGCATTTGCAGCAGAACGTGGTTTTGACCTGTTCTCTTCAATTCTTTTATCTAATTCTTGATACTGATTATCGATTATACCGCTTCCTTTAATCAGTTCATACGCAGCATATCCTTTATCATACATATCAGGATTGGCTAAAATAGTTCTGTAAAGTGAAGGTTTTTGAAATTGTAACTTCTCTAAATTCTCTTTAGTAACAACTGAATCAAAGTCAGTAAACTGACTTTTAAGTCTCATCTCAGCATTGACTACAGCACTTTGTTCATTGAACTCTTGAAATTGTTTCTTGGTTTCTTTAAGTTCTCTTTTAAGATTCTTTACATACTTCTTAAGATGCTTACCTTCAATGTAAGTATCATCGCTTATATCAAAATCATCTTCATCATCAACTATTTGCATCTTAGTTGTTTGTTGTTGAGACATGTTAGCTTGCATCATACGTTCTAGTTCTAATGATCTACGTTCAGCAGATTCAGCACGTTCTCTCATCACACGAAAATTAATCTCTTTTGAAGATTCTTGAACATTACTTTGCTCTTGTGGCTTTTCAGTAACCGCTTCTTGTTCTGGATGCAAATACTCTGCCGCTTCATTTAATTGATCAAACATGGTTCCTCCTTTTCTTTGATTTTAATAACTGCATCTTTCTTCTCACCATTCTCTTTTTTAATCCAAGTGAGAAGTTCTCCACTTTCCATCAAGAAAACAAACTTTGCCAAGTCAGATGTTTCCTTGTCGTTCAAATATTTAGGTCCATTTTTGAGTATATGGTGATATAAGATATAATCAGGGATAGACCATAAAAACTCAAGCGTGTCGCTAAATGATTTATATTTCCAGACTGATTGCTTATAAACAGGAGTAGGACATGATTTTCTAGCGAGAGCAATAATCTTAGGCTGTCTTAAAACACGATCAGCTGTTGTAATGAGTACAACATAAAAATCTTTACCCACATAACCTATCTGATTTTTGGCTTTTTGAGCAGTATCATGAACTTGTGTCATAATACCAGGTTCCATGGCACGACGATATTCAGTTACATCATCTTCGAGGTCTAAACCTAAACTATCATGCTCAAGTATCTTCTGACCTGCTAACTTTTTTTCTTCCATACTATTCCCTATGTATGTTGCGATAAAGCACAATGCAACAAAAATGACAAAATATTTGTATATACACTACAAATCGAATGTTGCATTGTAGCGAAATAATAATAAAAAAAACAAACAATATCAAAAATGTTATTTTTATAAACATTTAATCTTTACATGCTGTATAATTTTGTTTATTATTTTTATATCTAATTACACACCAGTATTATTATAGGAGTATTCATGACACTATAGCAGTTACCATAACCACGAATATCATTCGAATACATTAGTTAATATTAATCTTACACATTAGGTATTTTATGAAAAAGATATTAGTCTTTTTATTATCGTTGACCGCTTTCTCACTTTCTTCCATGGAATTAGTTCCAGCCAAATCAGAATCGTCTACACGCAAAGAACATCATCATCTTATTAAGTTAAACCATAAAGATAAAATGCGCATTGAAGAGCGCTCTATGTTTGTCCCTGAAAAGTTAGGCAAAATGGAACTCTATCACAACAAACAGGGTTTCTATGTTCATAAAGACGATCAAAAGATCAAAATAAAAAAGTATTTCACTGATCCAATGGTGAGAGACCTTGATAAAAAACAACTCAAAGCATTCCTTGAAGGTGGTTATTTGACTATTAACCAAATGGAAGGCGGAGAATTATCTCTTAAATCTAAAATACGTCTTGAAGGTAGTGGCGTTTTAGGTGCAACTATTGGAGCTTTCCTTGGTAAAGCTGCTGTGTACGTAGTAGGGCATGGAGCTATTCAAGTAGCTGGACTATTATCAGGACCATTCTATCCTGTTACTGTTTTAGCTTTAGAAGGATGTCTTGCTGTACCAATTGAAGCTGCTAGTATGGCGGGTGCAGTGGCCGGTGGAATAGCTCTTGGTGTGGCTACAGGGCCTGTATGATCCCTTGGTACACACAAATATTCTATGCATTTATAGTATTCATATTGATTCATGTATTTAAATATTATTGTTTGGATAATGAAGATATAGTTTTGACTATGATCAAGTATTTCAGGAAAAAAAGATGACTCAGTATGGACATAATTTAGTCGCAGGAATCATTATTATAGTGTTGTACCAATTAGTATTTCATATGATTTTGAAGCATCATCCTGTAACTAAAAGAAACATACAAGAATGGTCTGATATTTTTGATGAGTATTGGTAAAAGAACTACCCCTCCTGCGTTAGTAAGAGGGGTAGTTAATTGATTAGAAAACGTTAGGGCAAAACTAATCAACTATTTCTTTTTATCTTTGCGTGCTTCGCTTAAAGCAATTGCAATCGCTTGTTTAGGCTTTTTCACTACTGGACCTTTTTTAGATCCGCTGTGTAATTCACCTTTTTTATATTCATGCATTACTTTTTTGATCTTCTTTTTGGCTTTTGGCGTTTCACCGTGATGCTTGTGCACCATAGCGCATTTACTACATTTCATATCAATCCTTTTATTGTGCTGCTGAAGAATCACGGAACCATTCCCTAATTTTCTTAGGATCAGGTCTTCTTTGGTTGTCTTGTCGCTTGTCTTTGGGTGTATTAAGAATATTGTAGGCAATCTTAGCACACTTTTCGTTAGGCCTTGGAGCTCCCGGCATGGTATCTCCTAGTACTTTTTAGGTTCCATTTCGCGACCAAAGTCTGCATAGTCTTCATGCATTTGCTTTTGAGCACCATAAAAGAGATCATCTACATAACCCATATGGTAGTTAGCTGCTCGTGGCCAGTATTCATCAATAACGCGTTGTGGAAGCAATGCAGGTGCTGACATATCTTCACGGATCATAGCTCCATCACGTGCTACCATTCTTCTGCTTTCTTTGTAGCCAGAATATGATTCACGTCTTTCCAATCCACTTACAGTATTTGGAACTGGATCGCTATTGTCATAACGGCGGTTCATGCCTTCGCTGTAATAACCTGGGCGATTCATGCCATCATACCCACGATTATCATACCCACGGTTATCATACCCACGGTTTACACTTCCGCTATTAAATCCTGCTCTTTCACTTGAGCGTGTGCTTCCGTGTCCCATTTCATCAAAGTCACGCTTTGCCATCATCCCACGACTTCCATTGCTGTAGTATCTTTTCTTCTTTGCCATAATGGCTCCTTCATTAGAAACTGCGATCACTCGCAAGGTATCACCTCTATCTATCCATTCACCGAACCATTCGATGAAAGTTGAGGAGAATTTGTCTTAGTGGCCTTGATACCACTCGTTTTTTCTTCTTTAACAGCTTCTTGTTCTCTTAACATCTGCTGTATAGATACTATCTGTTGTAGATGGGAAATGTCTATGTTTTCTATTTCCTTCATAGCTCTCACAAAGTTGAGTAATGCCATATTGTCATCTGCCACCGCTTTAGCACGACGTTCAACGCCAAGCGCTTTATTTTCATCAACACGACTATAACGTTCAACTCCAAGTCCTTCGTCTGCAACGGCTCTTGCTTGCGCCAATTGAGTACGAGCTTGAGCTTCTTGCATTTGAGATTGTAATTGCATTTGTTGTATTTGTTCAGCCTGTTGTTGCTGTTGCTCTAGTTTCTCAATCATCTTGTCTTTATCTTGTAGTGTCGCTGCATCAATAAGGCTAGAATCAGGTATTGGTACACCCATTTCTTTAAGCTGCATAAGTTGAGCGAACTGCATTTGTTTCTGTGATTCAGTATTGAAGCCCATCTCTACCATACAATGATATTTACCAAATGATTTGTTATAGAACAATGGCGCAGGTTCATCACCTTCTAGTAAGTTTTTAATCTTACCTGGTGTGTAGTTATGTTGTATAACTTTCATAATCAATTCACCAAGCAAGTTCTGAGAGAAGTCTAACCTATCAAACAATGGCTGTAGCGTTGTAAGCCCTGCTCCTTGGCGAAGCGCAGATAGTATTCCTGCCTTATCATCAAGCGCTGATCCCATAAGCTCTTCATTGATACCTGAAACAAGATTCATTTCTTTGGAGAATGTATCCTGTAACTGGAAGAAGTATTGGGGAATTGAAGGAGGAGTAATTTGTTGAATGTCAGTCATTTGAGATTCTTCCTTCAATGGAATAATCCTACCCTGACCTGTTTGGAATAGATGTTTAACATCAACTACGGCATTTTCCTTAAATATCCAACCACTGTTAACCACCGACTCAGCAGCATCCGCTGAAAGGATTACACGGCGGTTAAACAGTATTTGGGGATCTCTCAAGGAACGGCAGATACCTTGTATACGGCTGTAAAAGTATGGCATCATTGGGTTATAGTAACCAAGCACAGGCACAAAGGGATACGTATCTATATTTAAGTTGTTTGGACCATCGTAGAATACCTTGTCCTGAATCATGATAGCCATACGAACTGTTGGAATATTCTGCTCAACAATCATAACTTGGGGATAATGAGATAAGAATGTTTCAACATCCGCGTTGGTTTGATTGGTGATTTCCATAGTCTCACCAGTAACTTTATCAACTAATAATTTTTGTTTGCGATAATCGCGGTAATAATATTCGTCATAGGCAAGTCTATTTTGTTGTGTTTGTCCAAAGCTTTCAGGCATGTATTGGAATCTACCATCACGTCCTGTACCTGTTGGATTACCTTCAAGTGACATGATCTCATCATACTTGTCTGGTAACAAAGCAGCTGCTGCGCTATGTGATAGGTATGATCTTCTCCATACAAATGAGCAATCTGATAGATCAGGCTTACGGAAGTATGGATCAATAAAAAAGCTATTGTATGAACAGTTATCAACTTTAATGTCGCCTGAAACAGGATCGTTTTGGTAATCCATGTATACATGAAGTAAGTTCATACCTGCTATGCAGCCACCTTGGTGGAATGCTTCAGATACTGTCTCATAAATGCCTTCACGCTTGTAGATATTGAGAAGAACTTTAGTTAATTGGTCGGCAGTTTGTTGGTCACCATTTTCAAGGGGAATTACAATAGTAGATTTTCTGTTACGTCGTTGGTAACCGGATACCATGTTACATAAAGGACGAACACGATTGAAATAGAACGATCCTCTATTGTTGTTAGGCATCGTTGTATTAAGTTCTGCCATCAAGGAAGTATCACCTGCTTCAAGGCGTGTATCAATAGTCGCTTCAGTCCAATATATCTGCCAAATAGCCTGATTAGCAGTATAGTCAGAGTCTATTTTTCTCTTAATAGCACCATAACTATCATTTAAATACTCAGGTTGCCTCATTAACATAATTATACCCTCTCACTAGAACTCCTCTCATCAAAGTCTAGAAAGAAGTCTATAATTTTTTAGTGTTAATCGCCATATTAATTGTACAGAAAAAATGAATCTAATACTTTTTTAAAACTACAATAACTGAATGTAAGATCACAAGTATTGAATTCAACAGTACATTCATTAGTTGTCTTATCATATTTAAGGAAGAATGAACAATCA